CCAATATCCAGTAGAAAAGTTGTTTAAAGATATATGTGCAAATTTCGAAGAAGAGATCATTTCAGTCCCAAGCAATCAGAGAGCACACCTAATCCATTCTAAGCTGTTTGAAGGAAACCCTAAATATAATGTATATTATTTGACTCTTGATTGTAGAAAATGGGCACCTAGATCCATGCCTGAAAAATATGTATACGTTCTGTTAGGAATGTCTGATGTGCTACCTGATGATTTTGTAAAAACAGTGGTAAACTACTTCATTTTGCATGAAAAAAAGCAGGTGCATACTAGAAAGAAAGTATTTGGTCAGTTCATGAGCAATCCTAACAATTCGAAATACAAAAAATATTTCAAAGAAGATGAGAAAAGAGAATCGGCATTTTTTGAAATGCCTTACAGCTTTGTAATGGGTATTTTCAATCTATTGTCTAGCTTGATGCATGTAGGAATACAATACCTCACCAAACATGTAATTGAAAGCAAATTCAACGGCATGGGTGTACATTTAGACATGAGCATGTTAGCACATTCCGATGACAGCGGTGGTTCAATTACTATCAGTGAAAGCAAGCACATGCCTGAAGTACTTTCAATGTATGAATTTATGCTAAAAACAACAAATCACATGATGTCATTGAAAAAATGCAATGTTTCTAAAGTTTATTTCGAACTCATAAGTACTCTGTACATCAACAAGCAATTCTTACCTTTACTGGCAAAATTCATCCAAAACATCAAATTCACAACATCAGGTAAAGGATTATCTGCTGATTTCAAACAGATTATATCTAAATCTATAGAATTACAGCAAAACGGTGCACCAATCTCTGTTGCATACAAGGTCCAACTAATTTTATCTAATATGCTAAGAAAATTTTATAGAGTTAAGCCTGACACTCAACTACCTTCTCTTGGTGGCTCAGTGTGCTCAATGCCAAACATGTACTTGGTGTATGGATCAAATGCTGATGAGGTTAGGCATTTCAAATACAACTACAAGTTTTTCAATAAAGTTATGGGTGTCTTCAACAAGTATTTAGAGTACGAAGTCGAAGATGGAATGCCAATGCTTAAATTCAACAAAACCAGCAATATCCCACATAAATATAAATCTTTCAAAGATCAAATTACCCTACCGAAGTTTGATGATAATGAATGGTTTTTCTCTAACAACAAAACAAGAAACACACAGTTAAATCTGTATTGGTTTAGGGCTAAAATGGATAGCGATGATTTTGGCACTGCTCTGTTGAACATCAATGACATAAAGAGATTCTTAGACAGCTTGTATATGGCAGCAGGAAAGAAGATTAGAACCTATGGAGAGC